GCAATAGTAGCATTTGTCTTTTGGTATAAATCACCATTATGACCAGGCGAAGAACCTGGTGAAGCAATATTAGTACCTACAGTGGCATCACCAGCTTTACAATACCATAGTTCATAACCCGGGTCGTCGAAGATAACAGCAATACCATAAGACCTGTCAGTTTTAAGCTGAACAGGTGAAACAAATGAGAATTTAGTAGCAATACTAGCATCGGTAGAAGCAAAGATATTATTGAATGGTAAGACAACCAATGAATTCAAATAATATTTAGTAATGATTGGCCCATTTGAGTCCATATCAATAATAGCAACAGAAACAGATGGGTTAGACACACCTGAAATATTGTTAGTCACATTAGGTTTTACTTTAAAAAATAAATCTACATCTGTCATGGTAACAGCTGAAGCTTTATTGACTGCATTTGAGTCAAGATAAAATGATTGAACTAAGTCAGGATCAATTCGTTGTAATTCATAATTGGTGTCAGATGTTGTAATAGTAATATCAGCAACATCTGGATCTGATAAAGACCCGCCAGCCGGTACTGCTCTGATACGTAACTTATTGAGTTTGTTGTCAGCTATGTTACGAAGTCTTGACCAATCACTTGATGCACCTCGGTTAGATCCAAAGAAATAATAAATGTCAAGTTTACCGTCTGCGTCAGAGATGAGATCAGTTGTTGAACCATAGGCTTTACCATATGCCATAACCTTAGATGAAACATCTGTATCATTATCATAGATAGTATACTTAGTATTAGGCTTAAGCCCTGTAAGATTTAATGGTAGTTGTGTTTGTCTTGCAATAAGATCACCCTTTAAAGGAATGTCCTTAGGGTTAACATAACTAGAAGTATCAGCACTCGTAGTAGAGACCGTTGTAGAACTTACATTAAATCTAATCTGATTCAAATAATCTTGTAATTTATCAGAAAATGGAAATGTGGTCATATTTTATTCCTAAAAAGGTGATGTTCTATTTTGCACAGCTAGTGCCATATTAATAGCATCAAGTATTGCGGTTGCCGGTATAGCACCAATTGGTGTTACTGGATTAGGTATTGTCTTAACTTGATTATATATACTAATCAGTGGCACAGGTCTCGTCTTAACAACTGGTTTCAAATAGGTACTAGTAGCAGGTGTTCCTAAGTCCGAAGCAGGGAAACAAATTCTATAGAAATGAATCGGTGAACCTTTCACTACGCGTACCATGATATATTTACCATTTGCTATATTGTAGTTAAATGTAAGTTTACCTATTCCCTTTTCTACCCAATAATCTGATCCTGTAAGTACTCTGTCAGGTAATTTAGTCCAATCACCATTTACGTTTAAATTAGCAATTTCATTCTTTTCTGCCTGAGTAAGCACAGATGAAGTTTCAGATGTAACAACAGCCGCATCCGTAAAGCTTTCAGCATTTGAACTTTGATAAACTTCAAATCTATCCTTTTGAGTATATGCATTAAAGTAAAGCACAACTTCAGCACCATTAGCATCTGTATTAGCCGTTAATGTAAAGACATTTTCTTCAAATACATTACCAGGCGACCCCGAAGGTTTGTAGTATGAGTTATTTCTATTATTAATATTAACACACTGTGTAGAGTAGTTGTCACTTTCAGCTGTTACTGTATTACTAGATGGTGAACCATCAGTAGCATTCTTCTGTGAAACAATAATATTAGACTGATTTGGTAATGTTACATTTGTACCATTATTAATAAGAGCATTACCATCTGTATTAGCAAGCTTATATTTAATAGACATTTGGTCTTGTTTAGGATATAGTCTATTTTCAAAAATAGATGCCGTATATTCTGGGCTATCAAGATCACTGAACTGTTCTGATCGGAAATCATCTACAAAGAAGCCAAACTTATAGCGATCAATTGTAGGTGTAACTTCACTTGGTATAACCTTATCCTTAAGCTCTTGTTCAATTACAGACAAACGTGAGTAATATTCTAGAGCCTCAATACGACGTTCAAGCTTACCAATCTGGTCCATTGTATAACCACGAGGTTGTGAATTAACTCGTGTATTACTGATCTTATATAGTTCTTCACGTTGATTAGAATATTTTTCATTGGCAATATTCTTATCTAGAATATCTGTAAGATCGGTAGAATAAAATTCAGGTAGTGATGGGTATGCTGGTATATCAAGATAATTGAGAATAATTTCATCTTTGTTACCTGGTTGGCGTTTTTCATCGGTAAGAACTTGAATATCACCTGAAGATTTGACCAAAACCGTATCAGTTCTGGGTTCATAATATGAATATGTTAATGTAAGATCAGACTCTGGTACAGGGAATTTCTTATCATCTGTAGAAAATCTACTAGACTCTGTAACCGCGGCCGGGTTAGTTGGTGCACCGCCAGCAGTAGTTGATCTTACGGCTGTATTAGATGTAACAGGTCTAAAGTCAAATGAATCTCTGAGATCATAATAGTCACCGCGTGATGTATATACTTCTGGTATTTCAAGAGTATTCACACCCCAAGACTCATTTGCATCCAAATCGGTTAATGTTTCACCATCTGTAATAGTAAATGAGTCAATTGTCTTAAGACCTTCAATTGCTTGAGTATTAAGATCAAATTCTACCAATAGAATATCATCGGCACCAATTGTATAGTTAGAAGTTGGGCGAAGATATAATTGACCTATGTCATAATAGTTTTCATTTTGATTATGGTCAATATAGAAGTGCTTAGTAATATCAGTATCGGATGTAGTTGATCCTGCATAAACACCGCGTAGGCGGAAAATATCTGATTGACCTAGACCCCAGGGACCAGATATACCATTTGTAGCAGTATTAGCTTGAATTTTTACATAATTCTTACGATCGGTTGATTTAGCAACAGGTGAAGCACCAGAGATTGTAAGATTATGAATAACATCTACTTCAACTGGACCTGAAATAGTAATATCAAGATCAATAGTTAGAGTAGAACCAGAAACCGAAGCCGTACGGTTTGTTCTTGTTGATAGAGGAACCGGGATATTAGCTGGGAATGTAAGATACATTGTTTGTCCCCCGGCCGTTGTAACATCGGGTTCAACTTCTATTTCTGTATCACTATTAATTGCCACAACTCTAGTAATATTAGAGTCAATTGTAATATAATCACCTACATTAAGATCTGTAATAAATGCAGTAGTAGTACCAGCAATTACATTGCCATTACCATCACCCGTACCTGTAATACCAGCTGTTGCAACAACATTTGATACAGGAATAACAATAAGATCTTGTTGTTCTGTAGTACTCAATGAACCAGCATAAGGCCAAACCGTTGATGCGGCATTTGTAACTTCTACAGTACCGCCTGCTGCAATAACAGATGTGTTACTGATTGTCTTATATGTATAGCTAAGATTTGATGCTGTTTGAATTGCTTTAATCTTATCAGAACCAAAGATCAAACCATCCTTTTCAGGTTCTTTAATAACAGCGACATTTGAATTCGTTGTGCCATCAAGTTCAAGAATACAATCAGCTACGGCATCAGTACTACCATTATCAAAATAGAATGATTTTACATCTCTAAAGTTTTTACCGGCATCCATAAGAACATCGAAGATATATAAGCGATAAACCGCGGCAACATCACCCGGTTCACCCGACTCATATACAACTGATCTAATTCTTGCTTTACCAATTTCATTACCAGCACCTGCAGAAATAGTAGCACCTGGGTTAGTATCATAATAATCAGAAGCCGTATCACGTAATGATACTTGTTCACCCTTTGTGAAATCCCATGATCCAGATAGACCGCTAACTTTAACATAATTACCATATGATAAATCAATATTAGTAGCAGTAACCGTTCTAGTATTTTTAGCCTTATCAACAGATGTTGTATAGTTACGTTGTGTTTCAACTCTATAACCATTGATATAAGCATGACCTGGGTCTACAATAACATCAAATGCTGTATTTGAATCTTCAAATGTATTAGAAGATCTTGTTGCCACTAGGAATGGATCTAAGACATAGTTACCAGATTCTTCTGATGTACGTCTAGCCATTTCATCATTAAGTTTATTATATTGAGTAAATCTATTCTGACGATATGGTTTACCTTCACTAAATTCAACCAATGGGAAGAATTCTTCATCGGCATCTGCTTCAGCCGTTGTTTTGGTTGTAAGTGTAGGTACAAGCTTAAGCCGATTAGCACCGGGTGCATTTTGGTTTAATGTATCACTTGAGTTATCCAGGAGAGAACTATCGGAATTACTATTAACAATAGTTTCAACTGTAGAGAAACCAATTACTGTATCACTCACAGTATTAGAATATTTAGATACAATTTCAAATTGTGGTTCTACTCGTTCAAAATAACCTTTTTGATAGATTACACCGCTAGTAATATGCATACCATAACCAACACCTACGGCATTAGTAGTAGAAGAAACTGTTACCTTTGTAAGATAATTTCTTGCATCCAAATCAAGAATATCAAGTTCGCCTGTTGTTGCAGTTGTACTTGAAATTGTAGCAGTAGGCGGTACATAATAACCTGAGCCTTGCTCAATAACTGTAATAGAGCCAATTCGATCATCACCACCTGTAGTTGTTATTGTGGCACTAGCACCGGAACCAACAAGATTAACAACATTAGCTACGGCGGTTGATGTTCCACCTGTAATTTCATTACCTTCACCAAAAGCCCACCCTGATGTATTTTGAGTAGCCAAATCGGCTGATTCTGGTTTAATTTGAAGAACAACTGCTGATGTATTAGCTGTTGTATTAGATGAAACAACAACACCTTGAGCGCCCGTAGTTGTCTGTGTTACAATTTCACCTACTTGGAAAGTGGCTCCAAAATCAGTACCCCCCGTACTATTTTGTAGAGCAACAGAAGACAAAATAACTACATTGTCTGTATTGGAAAACCCAGAAGAAGCATTAACTGTACTAATAGAATACAGATTATAATCTTCGTTATATACAGTTAGAGTATCACCTGCACTATATGTAGCTGTGGCATTATCATCGGATGAATTCTTATATTTAAGGTAAAGTGTTTTTAAATCTGGATCTCTTGCTTCAAAGCCGTCTTCTGAATGAAGCACATATGACTTATGCTGTGTATTTTCTTTATTAAGACTCAAGCCAACATAAGAAGAAACATTAGCAACAGTAGAATCAGACGTCACATCTAATAATTTAACGTAATGGATTGCACTTTCAAAATCAAATGTACAACCATCAACAATTGTACCACGCTTATATATATTATCACCAAAGCGCTCAATTTGCTTTTGGAGTAAAGTCTGTAACTGATTTAATTCTCGTACTTGTACCGCAACACCTGGGCGGAACAGGATTTTATAATAATCCTTGCTTGCATCAAAATCGTCATTATATGGTGAAGCCGATGTATCGGTTTGAATTGGCATTACTTATAGCTCCAAAATTACTTTAATTGTCTCTGTCTGCGTGTTGGCTCTAGAAATTGGTACATCATTCTGTAAATATACAATATCACCAGAATTAGGTTCTAATTCTCCATTATATTTATCTGAAATAGTTAAGGTAGCACCTGATGTATTACCAGTAATTACACCCCCAACTGTAAATACACCTTCTGTTTCTGTTAAATAAATTGTAGTATCACCAGCCGTAACCGCAGAATGTAAATAACCAGTAGCAACATTAGCAGTACCATTTGATTGATATACAAATTCATCTTCAATAAATGTTCCTACAACACTACCCACATATTGTTTCATTTGAGTAAATGTAGCAAATGTTGCGGTATTACTGTAAGTATTATTAAGTTCAATATCAGACACAGTACCAATAGCTTTAGATGTAGCACCGATTATTAATCTATCAGTGTTAATCATAGCTGATACATTATCTGCTCTTATACCCCCAGATTCAACTGTATTCACTGTACCATTAGCCGTCAATGTGGCAATATAAACTGAAACATTACCTGAACTAAATGTCACAGATTCATCAAGCGTAATAGTATTAGCATCTAATGAATTTACTTGAGAGATAAAATGATCATTATTAGCAGTATCAGTTATATATACATAATCACCTATATTTATAAATTCATCATATACAGTATCAGATTCATTTGCTTCAATTGTATTAGCCGATGCTATTGTTGTTCCCTGTGAATAAAGCTTTATTTTCTTAAATTGATACCAAGTTTCATCTTCAACAAATGTACCATCTGAACCAACTAACAGATCATTTGATACCTTATTAGTATAAATGACTACATTAGAAAACTTAGGATCTTGTATGATGCCAAATTGACGATAGTCATTATCGGTTGAAATATAACCGCCTTCATTATTAGCAAATTCAGTTACAAATGAAATCGAAGTAGCACCTAATTCTTCAAATGGATCAGCACCGTGACCACCAATCGGGCTAATAATAGGCGCTACATTGGCTGCTGTAATGACTGTATTACCAGTAGAACCAGTAAGAATCTCAGCTGTTGCGAAGACATACTTTTCACCTCGTTCAATAATTTCTACTTGGTGAACACTATTAGATGAAGTACTATTAATAACAGCCCGAGCAACACAATTAATTGTTTCAGTACCATCGCCTGTTACTTTTACTTCAGGTGATAATTCATATGTAGAGCCGGCTGTAGGTTCAGTTGTAAATGCAGATTCAAGTTTCACTGCAACAGCACCAGCTGTTATATATGAATTTGCTACTCTCTTATATTCACCGGCACCATCTCCACCGGTAATATGTAAAATAGTATTACCATAAAAGCCTTCAGTTGTATTAGCAGAAGATGAAATATGATATAAAGTACTATCACCACCTACTTTTAGTTGACTTTCATCAAATTCACCGCTGTCATAATTATTATAATTAGCACCAGAACTATCCACTTTAATTACATCAATGGCACCATCTGTTGCCGCACTTTCCACACTTGTATTAGCCACAACTGGCATCCAGTTTGTAGTGGCAAACTTTTCAAATGTCACATCATCAACACTATACATATATCGCCATTGATAACCATCTGAAGTTTCATAGTATTGATCGTTATTAGCATATAAAGCAGCTTCTGCTACGGATTCATTAAAAGATGGTTCTTCACTAGACACAGCACCATTAGCATTATACAAGCATTTATATACATGATATTGTGATCCGGCATCAACTGATACATAAAAATCTTTTGAAAACAAAGATGTATCTCTGTGATCATACATATCATAAACTGTGTTGGCGGTCCAATTAACTCTTGGAACCATCAATTTTACATTACTATTTTCTAGCTTTTTACCAAATAACATAGATCTATATGGATCTAATTTTGTTTCTTTAGGGCTATTACCTATTGCTGGTGGTACAGAATCACCGGCTGTATATGGAGTATGCTTTGATGCAAACCCATAGAAAACAGTATTGGCTGGTTCTGTAATAGATTCTTGAATTTGTCTAATAGCAAATGTCTTAAATCTGTTTGTTACTAATGTTTCTACCATTTATACGATCTCTGTACTAGTCTCTGCAAATGTAAACTCTGTATCTACTTCTGTGGTAGATACAAACCCCCCAAATTGTTTTGTTCCTGCTACATGTAGGACTTTTTTCAAAGTATCACGATATGTTTCAAAAGGTAACCCAGTTAAAACTTGATAAGAATATTCTTGATAAAAGTCATTGTCATGTAAATATTTATCTTCACTTAGAAAACCCTTACGATTTTTATAATAGCCTTCACCAATACCTTGTTGACCAAGACTTAGAGTTGCCGAACCTGTTTTTGTATCATCTGTGACGCCTTCAAATGTAACAGACTCACCGTCTACATAACCATACCCAGATGATACAACATCTAGGGTTTTAATTTTACCTTCAACCGATAATGATGAAGCAGCAATTACAGCATTATTACCGGCTTCCGGATCAGAAAAGTTTCTCGATACGGCATCAATAATAGCAGTTGTTCCTGTACTATCACCTGCAATTTCTTCTGTTGGTACAAATGATTCTGCAATGGATAATCTTCGAACCTTTAGTGTTTTAGCATTCTGATTAATTTCTAAAATCTGACCAATTGCTGCTGTATTACCACCTATGATTTTTTCATTTAAACCAAAGTTACCATTTATGTCTGTATATGTTAGAGTATAATCTCTTTGTTCATATTGTGATACTTCTGGTTGATATATTAGAATAATTGGATCTAACACATAATCCGTACCTGGATTAGAAACATTAATTTCTGATATAGTACCTATGCTCATGCTAGTTGTATTAATAGCGGCGCCAATTGTATTTGATGTAAGATTAGCATTAGGATCACCCGGCAAACCATATGCAACAGAATCAATAACTATAGCAGAAAAGTCAGATATAACTGTGGTTGAATATTCAAATGTATAATCATTCGTAATATCAGCTACAGTAAATGAAGCACCTGAACCAGTATCAACGGTGAGCAATGATGTTTGAGCACCACTAGTATCACCTATAACTAGGCCATTTCTAACAAATGTATTTTCAACATTGATCATACCAAAGTAGTTAGTAGAATTACTAGCAATCACATTACCTGTAGCACTCACATCTGTAACAAGTGTAACATTAGCAAATGTAGTATTACCTTCAATAGTAATAGCATCATTCGCATCAAATGCTATTACATTAGATGTTTCTTCAAAGTTAACAATAAGATCACCAGACTCAGAACCATTTACTTGGTTAACAGAAAGCACAGTACCTTCAAGTATCAATACACCATTAGCATCATACCCATCAATATTATCACCTACCGCAAAGTTATTGTTTGCTGAGTCAAATTCTACATTAGCCAAATATTGGGTAACAGTTTCAAATTGATCAAAATTAATTGTATCATCACCCTGAACAACTGTATCAGAGATTAAAATAGTAGGTGATACACTATAACCAAAGCCACCGTCTGAGATAGCAAATGACACACTACCTTCGCTTGATTCAATTTCTGAAACTCTAGCCTTACCTAATCTACCAGAGCCGCTTGTAAGATAAACATCTTCACCAACTTCAAAGTCGGAACCACCATCAACAACATCCAATGTAGTAGCAGATCCTAGGATCTTTGGAAAATGTACAACACCGGAAGATGAAATACTCTCCCCGGTACTAAAATTACCTTCTAAATTAGACAAATATAAAACATCAACAAAATATGTATTCACCTTTTTTCTAATAAGTTTTTCTGCATATGCCGTAGCACCAGAGCTAGCACCGGTTACGGTCTTACCTACAAACTGTACATTATTAACTGAATGAGATAATTCCAGGTAAGTTATAGTTCTATAGTCATTATCAGACAAACGGAATAGATCATCACCGGGGTAATATACATCTGCTTGAATACCATGAATTAACTTAAAGAATAATTCAACCGCTCTTGGTGTACCCTTGCTTCGATAGAAATCTAAAGAGTTCTTAATGAATAGCTCTTTGTTAGATGCAGTCGTAAATTGGATGTCATTCAAGTATTTTGTTTTAAAGAAAACTATGAAGTCATCTAGAGTTTGATCAATATCTCTATATTCTGGGAGCCTTCTGGCTTCGTATAAAGCCTGATCATTTGTTTCTAACCATTCATAATAGGCTTGAACGAATGCTATAAAGTTAGGCCCTTCTTCCTTATAGAAAGCAGGGAATAGATCACCCGTAAACTGACTGATATATTTTTCTAGTGTTTTCATTAGATCCTAACTTGTGTTGCATTAACAGAAATATCACGTTCATCAATTGAAAGTACAACGTTTCGGCTTGAAGCTACATCTTTATCTTTAGGTATCGCATAGAGATTAATATACGAACCAAGATATGATTCTGGGCCAAAGGACACTAAATTAACTAATCCTGTATCATAATCAACTGTGCCTACATCTGAGATTAAAGTACCATCGGTAGATGATACAATTTGCATCACACCGGCATTGTCTTCCAATCTAACATCTAGACCTGAGTATTTGAAAAGACCAGAATTAACTATAGTATCATTAGATTGTGTTTGTAATGCTGTACCAAAATCAATTGTATAATTAGTGGGCTTACTTAATACAGGTGTAAGCCGTTTAATTAATCTGATGTCCGTACTATTACTAATAATTGAAGAATCGGCGTCATCAATTTGAGTAGTAAGTTTACTCTCACGTAATGTTTTTCTAAACCCATCCAAGTTTGTATTATTGTAATCCAAAATAGAGCTAAGCACTAGAGTTTCAATATCACTTTCATTCTTTGATGTAACATTAATATTATATCTAACATCTGAGATAACTTCCAAATATGTATAAATTGGTTCCTTAAAGACTGGATCAATAGCTAGGGGTGATCTAGGTTTAATGAAGTTATAATATTGGTCTTTCTTAGAGTCCGGTAATTTATCAGCATCAGTTAAATCAACTGAAATAATAACACGCCCATATTGTGGTGGATTAGCTTCTTCACCACCATATGCTACGACTTCATTAATTTCTGGGAATTCATTAAGCAATAGAGTTTCATAATCATCTGCTGTTACGGCACGTTCTTGTGTTGTAAATGCTCGAGGTGCATTAAATTTAATGGAAGAAATAGATTCTTCAACTGCACCATCTCTGGCTTGTTCATTAACTGTTATAACAACACCATCTTCGCCATCAATAGGACCATCGGCTGTAAATGCATTAGCACCATTTGGTAGTTCACCATTACAGTTTCTATATTCAATTGAAATAATTGATCGGTCTTTGGGCTTACGACCAATTACACCATCACCAAAGATAATTTCATATGACCCAGATTTAGGTTGAACAAAAAAGACTTGTGAAGTAGAATCTAAGTCAAAAAGAGAAGTAGCTCGACTATATGATAATGTGGTTGCGCCGTTATCTTCAATCACATCAACTGTGAGACTTGTAATATCACCGGTAAAGTTAGTAAGTAAATATGTTTCCGGGCTTGAATCATTTACGACATAACTATCTACAACATAATCACCTTCATAAATGAGTACATTACTTTCGGTGAAAGTAGGATTATCTCCCCCAATCACAATATTTTGATCAGTTGTAAATGTATAAGTTCTAGATCCAATTCTTGATGTGAATGATGTACCCTTAGGCATTGTGATAGAAGTTTTTTCAGGGTCAGTTGCTGTTACCGTAATATTAACATTTGCATAAGCGGATCTATAAGATCTTGGTGTATAATTCAATTCCTTGGCATGAGAAACAACTGAATCGCGCAATTGAGCTGAATCCAAGAACATTTCAGATCCAATCATATTTAGATAGAATGCATTATTATATGTATTATATGCAAGTACATCCAATAGTACAGACATATTAGAACCATCAAAGTCATAGTCCTTGAAGATATCTTGACTTGATAAGTATGTTTTTAGATTTGACTTAATTGTGTCAAAGTCTAATGTCGTTAAATCGTTACTGCTGTTTGCCATTCTAGCGTACTCTATATAGGGTTAAGTCTAATCTAATTGGTTCTGCCACATTCTTAATACTATAGATAATGCTCACTTCATATGAATTCTCATCCGGGGAAGCATTTACAATAACATCTTCAATCATAGCTCTAGGCTCATATTTACTAATTAGCAATTCAATTTCTGTTCGCATTGAGTTGGCTGTAATTGCATCAGCCGGTTCAAATAAAAATGCCCTTATATTACTACCAATCTTAGGATTATAAGGTCGTTCATATTTATTAGTTAAAATCAAATTCTTGATTGATCTACTCACAGCATTAACATTCTTCAATAGTACAATACTATTCGTATTAGGATGAGGTGTTAAGTCATTCATAAAATCCGAATATAGATCTTTTGTTAGATCACTCTGTGTATATGTATCTGCTCGTGCCATTTGTTTTCTTTTTATTTATATTTATACTAGGTTTCTTTGATGTCAGGTGATCTTATTTTGCCAGATACATTAAGATCACCATTTATTTGTACATCACTATCAATCGTTATATCTGATGCCTTAATGTTAATAGAACCTGAAACATCAATTGTTGAGTCACCATTAATAGTAATAGTTGTATCCCCTGCTTCAATGGTTAAATTACCCTTGACTAATAGATTCTTGCCTTCTTTGACAAGCTCATAATCTTCACCTACAATTTTCTGTACACGTCTACCATCTTTGTTTATCTCAGTATATGTACCTGCCTTGTGATAAATGTGGATTCGTTCATCCCCGGGTGTATCATCAATTTCAATAGCATGGCCAGATTTAGTTGTAAATGTTTTGTTGTGTGGATATTTAGCATTATATGCAGATGCAGGTTCAGAAATTGTACTACCGGATATTGGTTCTTTCTTTAAAGACTGTAGTTCTCTAGCTAAAAATGATATATCATGATCTGATGCCTTATAAGCTTCATCTATATTTTCTCTTGTAGCACTAGGTATTTTATGATATGTACCTAGAACAAACGGCATATTCTTTTCTTCGCCGTCTAGATAAAATCCAATTGCATATGACCCTACTTGAATACCAGTGGGTGAAATACCAACACCATTTAGGCTAGCAGAGTTAATACTAGATAAAGGTGTTGCCCATAACAATTCATCGGTTTCCACCTGACTTGAAGTATCATCACCTATCGTTCTAATTTTGACTCTCCCGAGCATCAGCGGATCGGCTAAGTCTTCGACAATACCAATAAAGTTTATGAATGATTTACCCATGTTATAATAAGACATATATCTATCCTGCTAATTTAAGATCATCACTATCGGCAAAGCTACCCTTAACAAGGGAACAACTCATTTCATGTGAGAATTGATCTGATTTCTTAAAGATTTTTCGTTTCAAGTCTGTAATGAGATAATTGCCAGTTGACTTTGTTTTCACACCCATATTTTGTTCTTCTAATGTTAGAGAAGAAAAGACTGGAACATTAATTTCAATAACATCACCTGGTAAGATTTCAGTATCACCTGCTATTTTGATTAAAGAATTAAATTGTGTAAGTTTAGAACCATATGCAATTTTATGTCCAATTGATATATCATGGTAATTCTCTGGGCGTGAAATATCTTTTAATACAAAAAATGATTTACCCGAGTTCACTTCAAATTCTTCCAGATATTCTGATGAATTGAAATTTTCATATGAATCATCAATCTTAACGAAGTCATCTGAATTGACAGAATCCTGATATGTACTCACTTCAACTTTACCCGTAATAAGATCTAATGCTTCTGTTTTACTCTTTAATGCCCCAGACATCAATTTATTGATATTATCACCTGTATTCATAATAGTCATAGCAATAATGTTTCGCATATTCTTATTTTTGATATTGGCAGCTGTGTTAGTATCAAAGAAGAATTGCTTATCACCGATGTATTCTTTTCTAATTGCAATTAGGTTCTCAATTGTGGTAAAATTATAACCCTTGATATCCTCATAGAAAACAAATAGAGATGATTTATGGTTAAGTGATACTGATCTTTCTGTAATAAGGTCAATGATTTGCAACGGTCGTTTATCATATACCATATAATCAAATGTGCCCTTAGTAGGTTCACTGATAATCAATTCTTTGTCAGACTTAAGCTTATCTGTTAAAATAGACTCAATAACTTTACCTGGTTGATCTGAATATTTACGAGTGTACTGTGATACTTTATTAGTCAAAAACTCTTTAGTACAACATCTAATGACATATGATCTACTAGACCCATCATCAGCCATAGTCATACCCAGGATTTTATTCACATATAATTCATATCGAATTGGTTCTGAATCATCACCGCCGGGTGTTGCAATTTCTAGAATGATCTTTTCTTCGCCCGTGATAGGTAGTGCTGAATAGATATCTAAACCATCATTAATAGCTATATCAACTGTGATTGTATGGCTATTAATAGATTCATAGATCTCAATAGTTTGCATCTGACCAGTAAGGTCTTCGAATTTCTTACCAGTCCGATAAGACTCGATTGATAGCTCATTAACATCAATATATGTAGGATCAGATTGAACTTCTGGCATTAATTAAGAACTTCCTTTAGATCAGATTGAAGTTTGTTTGCATATGATTTTTGTAATACATCAATATTCTTCTTAGCTTCATTCTTTTCAAATTCATCTTGATATGCAGTAACCTGTGTATAGTATGTCAATTCATCTGTAGGGATAACTGTTTTAAGTACAGAATGACTATCACCATTAGCTGTTACCGTAATACCTGATGTTTGGCCCGTGGCAGTATAAGTTGAATTACTAGAGAAATCACC